CAAAGAAGCCCGTAAAGCGGGGAAAATTCGGTAAACCTAATCTTTTTGAAAGAAAATCATGGCTAATAATTTGCTAACCATTAGCAAGATCACCAACGAAGCGTTGATGGTCTTGGAAAACGAGTAAAAAGTCAGCTCCCTTGTGCGGTAACGTACATTGAATAACTTTCTCTGATTGACTTGGAAGCCCTGAAGAGGGTGACAAGGGGCAAGCGAAAGCAGCCTGAACGACTAAGTGAGAAAGCTCCTAGAAATAGGATGATGCGATAGTCTGAACTACCCTATAACTGGACAGAAGGGGTAGAGGGAGGGTCGAAGAACCATCCCCGCCTAGAGAAATCTAGGTCATAAAAGTAACAGAACTGTGACCTTTACGTCCGAAGTCGATCGCAACTATGACGACCAGTTCGCTGTCGTCGGAGCCAAGATCGGCGCAACTGTCAATGTGAGAAAACCAGGGCGCTTCATCGGGACTACTGGCCCCGCTTTGAACGTTGAAGACTTTAACGAAACATCCGTAAACTTGTGCGGCTACGTTCACTAAGAACGTAGAAAATCTTTCCTGATTGACTTGGAAGCCCTGCGGAGGGCGACAGGGGGCAAGCAAGAGAAATCTGTGCAGCCTGAACGACTAAGTGGAAAGACACCTAAGGGTGATGCGATAGTCTGAACATCGGTATAACCTAAAAGAAGCTGATGAGAGCGACCCGAAGCGGAAGCTCCACTAGGGAAACCTAGGGGTAACAGAATGACCTGTAACGTTATCGACTCAATTTCACGTGGACACTCAGTTCACCACTCAAGACCTGGCCTTGTCCTTGGACATGTTCAGCGACCGCGTAAACACTCAATGCGCCTTTGTACAGTAATGCACATCGAATAAGTTTCTCTGATTGACTTGGAAGCCCTAAAAAACAGGGTGACAGGGCGGAAGCGAAAGCACCGTGAACGACTAAGTGAGAAGCCCCCAGAAATGGGTGATGCGATAGTCTGAACAGTACGTATAGTCTGAAGGTACTGAGGGAGATTCGAAGAAGTTTCCCCGCCAAGCGAAAGTTTGGTCAGTAGGCGCAAGCCGAAAGTAACAGAATTGGTTGAAACCTGCCGTGGCAGCTATTGCCAACAAGATTGACCGTGATGGCATGGCAATGGCTACTCTGCAAACCGCCAACATCGTCGGTACTGCTGGCACGCCCCCAACTGGTTTGATCACGTATCTGACCGCTGGCGCTTACTTGGACAGCGAAGGCGCTCCACGCGATGGTCGTCGTTCATGTATCGTTGAACCATTCACCTCTGCAACTATTGTTGACAGCTTGAAGGGCCTCTTTGTGCCTCAAGAAGCTATCGGCGAGCAGTATCGCAAGGGTTTGATGGGTCGTGATTCTGGCGGTATGAATTGGAAACTTGACCAAAACGTCGTTTCGCAACAGTTTGGTAACTTCTCCACCACCACCGTGACTGGTAGCGTTGCTACTACGACCGCAACTGGTTTCCTGACCTCTGGTTGGGCATCGTCTTCTACGATCACTTTGACCGCTGCCAATACCGGCACGATCAACCTGAACGCTGGCGATACTTTCCAAATTGCTGGCGTTTTCGCTGTCAACCCACAAAACCGTCAAGCCTACGGTAGCAACAAGCTGCGCAACTTTGTTGTGAAGTCTGCTGTGTCTGTGGCCTCTGGTTCTTCTGTGTCGGTTGTGGTCAGCCCTGCTGTTATCACCGCTGGTCAGTTCCAAAACGTGTCGATTCCTTCGCCATCGGGTACTGCTGCTGTGACGTTCTTCAACAGCACAGGTACTGTGTCACCACAAAACATCATCATGCACCGCAATGCTTTCTGCTTGGCTGTGGCCGATTTGGAATTGCCAGAAGGGGTACATTTTGCTGGTCGTGCAAGCGACAAGGAAATTGGTTTGTCCATGCGTGTCGTGCGTCAATACACGATTAACAATGATTCGATTCCAACCCGTTTGGACGTTTTGTATGGTTGGGCGCCTCTCTACCCTGAGTTGGCTTGCCGCGTAGCAGCCTAAATCTAATGGGGGCTAAACACCCCCGTTTTTAAACATTTTTTAAGGAAATATCATGGCAAATCCAGGCCCAGCAACTACCGTCAGCAATCACCCACAAGTCCTTGGCACTAACCAAGCCTTGCGTTTGATTGCTTCTGCTCAATCTGTCAATTTGGCTGTCGCTGGTGATACAGCGTCAATCGTTTTGGATGTGAGCAAATTTGTGCCTACCAGCGTTGTTATCACTAACGGCTTGAACTCTAGCGGTGCTACCACCACTATTGCAACGGCTACTGTTGGTGTGTACACAGGTCAAGGTCAGACGGGTTCGACCATTTTGACCACCGCTGCTTTGACTAGCAACACAGGTGGCCCTTATGTGACCATCACCGCCGCAACAAACCCTAACACCGCTATTTCTAACCCCACTAACATTTATGTTAATGTTGGCACTACGATTGCCGCGACTTGTGACGTGTTTGTTTACGGTTACGACCTCACCTTCCTGCCTTAATTTGAGGTAGATAAGGAAAAGCCACTCTCAAAAGGGGTGGCTTTTTTCGCTTTTGCGCTACAATAAATTCATTCTTTAAAAGGAATTCTCATGTCATCTACGACCTTGGCCCGTGGCAATGTTCAAGAAGCATTTATCATGGCTCCCACTCTCACCCCCGCAGCCTTGACCACAGCATCTGTGCAATCTTTGCAAACATTTCAAATCCCAGGTTTGAAAGCAAGCGACATTTGTACAGTTCTTCAGTACAACGGCAATCAAACATCTAATGTTGCGATTACCAACGCTGATGCAACCGCAGACAATATCTTGCAATTGCAATTTCAGAATACTTCTGGCGCTGCTACTGCAATCACCCCTGGTGCTGGTATTTATTACATCAAGGTTCACCGTGTTGAAGGCGCTCCAATCGCCACTAACGCAGCGTAATCATGGCTGGCTCAACCGTCCAAAGAAACGCTGGCAAGACTTATGCCTTGTCGGTGACAAGCAGCTCCCATGCTGCTGTTTTGATTGACGACAACACAAACGACCAGATCAATTATTCCTCTTTCCTCAATACTGGAACATCCGCTATTGCTGTGAAATGGGGGCCAACTGACCCTGGTGCTGCTGTGTTGCCCGTTGATGGCACGCCTGGTGACTTTGTTTTGCCCGCTGGCATGACAAGCGCCTTGATTCTTGCCACGCCTACGACACCGTACTATTTGACTGCCATTAGCGCATCTGCTACTGGTATTCTGTACGTTACACCCGCTGCTGACCAATCCTAAAGGGGTGCTATGGCTGACCCTGCCAAGACCGTAGATCAAAACATTCTGCCTGTTCAGGCGCTGTTTAATCTTGATAATTCGTTTAACACGTTTATCGGGCAGGGTCTGCCTTTTTACGCTACTGTGAACCCATCCCAATCGGGTCTGGCAATCACAAGCAGCACAATTGACAGCTCCACAATCGGGGCTACAACGCCTTCTACGGGTGTTTTTACCAACGTCTTAACGACTACGGGTCAGGTTACAACCTCACCATCTGGCAACACAGACATTGCCAATAAGCTGTATGTTGACTCAATCGCTCAAGGATTAAAACCAAAACAGGCTGTCAAATGCGCGACAACGGCAAACATTACGTTGTCTGGTCTGCAAACTATTGATGGCTACACCACATTGGCTGGTGACCGTGTGTTGGTCAAAAATCAGACCGCATCGGCTGATAACGGAATTTATGTGGCTGCTGCTGGCGCTTGGACTCGAGCGACCGACATGGACGTTTGGTCTGAAGTTCCAGGCGCTTATACGGTCGTCTTAAATGGCACATCGAATTTAGACACAGCGTGGGTTTGTACCGCATCAGATACAGGCACGATTGGCGTCACAGCCATGCCTTGGATTCAGTTTTCTGGCGTAAATACCTATTACGCTGGCACAGGGTTAACCCTAGCTTCAAATACATTCAGTATCACAAATACGGGTGTTTCTGCGGCATCTTATGGTTCAGCATCCAAAACGCTGACCGCAACGGTAAACGCGCAGGGTCAACTGACCGCCTTGGCAGATACAAATATCGCTATTGCAGCAAATCAGATCACATCAGGAACAATTGACACCGCAAGGATTAGTGGCTCTTACACGGGAATAACTGCTGTCGGCACGCTATCTGTGGGCGCTTGGAACGCAAGCACGATTGGCGTGGCTTATGGCGGTACGGGTGCAATTACATTGACAGGATATGTCAAGGGTAGCGGGACTTCTGCTTTAACTGCTAGTTCAACTATTCCCAATACAGATATTTCTGGTTTGGGAACAATGTCAACCCAAAATGCAAGCAGCGTTGCCATCACGGGCGGTTCTGTGGCCGTTTCTACGTTAAAAACTTTGGGATTGACTGGCTACCTATATGGAAACGATACAGGCGCTGTAACGGCATCTACAACGATTCCGACAAGTGCGCTATCAGGTAGCTTTGTTAGTACATTTTCTGCTGGTACAACAGGACTGACGCCTAGCTCAAGCGTAAGTGGTGCGGTTACTTTGGCTGGCACTTTAAACGTGGCGAACGGCGGTACAGGGGTCACATCGTCAAGCGGTGCTAACTCTGTTGTTTTGCGTGATTCAAACGGAAACATCACGACCAATTGTTTGTTTGAAGGCTATTCAACAGTAGCAGCAAGCGGAACAACGATTGTTTTGATTGCATCGTCTGCACAAAATTACCAAATTACTGGCTCTGGTGGTCAAGTTATTAGGTTGCCAGATGCAACGACATTGCCTAACGGTGCGCTTTTTACGTTTAACAATAATCAATCGTCCGGCGCGATAACTGTTCAAAATAATTCGTCTACTACTGTCGCCACAATCAATTCAGGCGGTTACGTTACGGTTGTCCTGCTGTCAAACTTGAGCGCGGCAGGTTCTTGGGACAGACACGACTCGACCCCAAGCAACGTATCTTGGTCAACAAACACCTTAGATTATCCTGGCTCAATCACAAGCGCAACGTGGAACGGCAATACGGTTGCCATTAATCGAGGCGGCACAAATGGAACAGCTACTCCTACTGCTGGCGCAATTGCTTATGGAACTGGGACTGCTTACGCTTTTTCTGCTGCTGGTACTTCTGGTCAGGTTTTAACGTCTAACGGCTCAAGCGCACCTAGTTGGTCAGCTCCTTCGGCATCAATTACGATTACTGACGATACAACCACAATAAGTGCCCGTTATCCGCTGTTTGCAAGTGCCACAAGCGGCACAACGTCAACTGAATACACAAGCTCCACCAAACTGCAATACGTGCCTTCTACGGGCGTTTTATCAGCTACGGGATTCTCTGGTTCAGGCGCTGCTCTGACAAGCCTGACCGCTGGTAACTTGTCTGGCACGATTCCTTCTGCTGTCCTTGGAAACTCTACGGTTTACATTGGAACAACTGCGGTTGCTCTTAATCGTTCGTCTGCTTCAATTAGTCTAACAGGCACAAACATTGACGGTTCTGCTGGCTCTGCGACTACCGCAACCACGGCCACCAATGCAACAAATATTGCTATCACGGATGACACAAGCTCAACCGCAACGTTTTATCCTACGTTTGTAAGCAACACAACAGGAAACCTGCCGCAGCTCACATCTTCAACTAAGCTGCAATATCAGCCTAGCACAGGAACGACGACTTCTACGATCATCCAGGCTGGTACGCAAGCCAATTACATCCAAGCAACAGGCGGTGCAACAACGAAGGCTGTCCAGTTTCAGTCTCTTGGTAGCGATGGTGCTGTTTCCCTTGCTATTCAATCCAAAGGCACAACAGGCGCTATTGACTTGTCTGCTGGCAGCTCAGGGGTGAACGTCTCTAACGGCGGTACTGTTACTGCGCTGACAAGGACTGCGGCTGGTGTAAGTTACACAAGCCCGCCTTCTGTTGCAATCTCAGCCCCGACGACTGCTGGTGGAGTACAAGCTACTGCAACTTCTACAGTATCCCTTCAAACAATTGCTGTTAACGCTGGAGGCAGCGGTTATTTAGTTGGTGATGTATTGACTTTGGTAGGCGGTACAGGTACAGCCGCCACAGTAACAGTTGCAACATTGTCTGGTTCTGCGGTTGCCACGGTAAACATTACCTCTACTGGTGCATATACAGTTATACCGACTAACCCAATATCCGTTACTGGTGGAACAGGAACTAGCGCAACATTCACAGCGTCTTCTTACGCTTTATCAAACACAATTAACATCACAGCCGCTGGTTCGGGCTACGTAGAACAACCCACAGTCACTTTCTCAGGCGGTGGTGGTAGTGGTGCTGCTGCTTATGCTACTGTGGGTGGTGGCACAATTATTCGTGCGTTAGGTTCTACTGGTACTCAGTCGCTTGATTTTTATACGCCAGCGGGTATTACAAGTTCTATTCCAGCCTTGCGTTTAAGAGATGTTTCATCGCCAGACACGTATTTGATGCTTAACGCAGGTTCCCTAACTACGGCATTAACAGCGCAAGGAAATGCCAACGGAAACCTTTTTATTGCATCTAACGGTACTGGAAGGGTTAGTGTTTTAACAAACGGAACAAGTCAAACAGAGCAATTTCGTATATCCCACACAGCCTCTGCTGTTAACTACGTACAAATAACGGGCGGTATTGCTGGAACACCTGGAACAGTCACAATATCTAGCTCAGGTTCAAGTGCAAACGTAGATATATCGCTTGCACCTAAAGGTTCTGGCGTTGTTAAAACAACATCAAACGCTTACGTAGGCTCAAACCTTTACATTGCACCATAAGGAAATAAAATGGCTTTAATCAAAGAAATTGACACAGACTACGGAATTCCTGCTTGCTATTGGAACATCGGTGCTGTGCAAGAAGATTTCAAAGGAATGGGCACAGAAGTGACGTTTTACGGCTATGCCTCAAAAGAAGCGCGTGAAGCTGGTAAACAGCCTTTGAGCGCGGGCAAAGTACAAATTGCGGGCGAAGAATACGTGGCGGGTGCAGATCGAGCTGCGCTTTACGCAATCATCAAGCAAAAGCCAGAGTTCGCTGGCGCACAAGACGCATAAGGAAAAATCATGGGTAACTTAGTATTTCAAGCAACTTTAGGCGGTCAAGTCAGCTTGGT